GTGCTCGAAATACACGCCGTCTGGACGCACGCCCGGGAAGGCCGAAATCATCGCCCGATACACCGCGTCGGTGTGCCATTGGTTGACCGCCGAGAACTGGTTGCGCATACGCAGACGCAGCTCGTCGTTGGGTTCTGGATCGGCGCCGGGGCTCGACAACCAACCCTCGGCATTCACCACCTGGGCGATGCCGGCGATCGGCACCGGCAAAATCGCGTAATACCCCGGCGCCAAGTTGAAGCCACTGCCGACGTCCACCGCTTCGACCGGAATCAGCAGCTGCATCACGCCATCGGTGAAGGTGCCGACCGCCGTGGTCACTAGTTGGTAAACATGGCCATTGATCGCGGCGGACTGCACCACCGTGCCCGCCGCGACCTCGAGGGCACCGCCGGGAACCATGCGAGTGAACAGCAGAAAACCTGTCGCCTTGGTCGCGCCCTTGCGCTCGACGTTCACGCCCCAGGCCAGCATGTCGAGCCAGGCATCCACGGCGGTTTTGACGAAGAAATTCGGCAGTACCGTGCTGATTAAGAAGTCCAGAATCCACATCACCGGCTTCGTCACCAAAGCGGTGACAACACGCCAGAACGGCGACCAGGTGCTGGTGTTGCTCAGTTTGCTGCCCTGGGCAGCGATCTCTGTTTCCCACGCCTGGCGCAGTCCGGCCTCGGTGGTCGGAATGCCGGCGTCCGTGAGGGCCTGTTTAAAATCTACGTCGCTCACAACATTACCTCGATCGTGCCGAATTTCAGGGTGGTAGCGGTCACCAGGTACTGCCCTGGCGCCAGTTGAGTGATCAACGCGGTACCCGGTACCAGGCGCTCATCCGCCTCCACCAGCAGCTCCAGTTGCTGGATACAGTCGCGCTGCCTGAGCCGATCGCGCTCAGCAACCAGGGTCACCAGCAGGCCGCTGTCGCGGATCATGTGAGCGATGTCCTGGGCGATACTGGCCCGGTCATCGATGAGCAGCGGCTGACGGGACAGATCCAGCACCAGGTCGTTGTCCTGGATCAGCAGGTCGATGTATTCGCTCATCCTGGTACCGCCATGCTCATCATGTTTTCCAGCTCCAGCGGGGTCATAGGCTTGCCGGTATGGATGTTCAGGGTTTCCACATGGGTACCCTTGTTCTGGCTGCTGTTGTTGTTCTGGATGCTGGTCAGCAAGCCGCCCGGGGGCACGGCGTTGGGCCGCGCCGGCGACAGGGTTGGAATGGCCGAGTTGATGGTTTCCCGCGCTTTCTGCGCCGCTGCAGCGCCGTCCACGGTGTTGACACCGATGTCGGTACCGGGCACCTCGGGCATCGCGCCGAACTTGGTCTCGATATCGACGCCGGGGATCTTGTTCAGCAACTCGATCAGGGTGTTGATCGACTTGTGAAAGATCGCAACGATGCCGTCCCATGCCGCCTTCGCCATGCCACTCCAGCCGCCCATGGATGTGAACCAGTCAGAAAGTGCTTTCAGCTGCGCGCTGACCCACTTAAAGGCCTCAGTGTTCATCAGCGCGGACGTCCACTTGTCCCAGTACACAACGGCGGCGACCACGACAGCGATCAGGGCCATGACGCCGATCACGATCCAGACGACCGGGTTGGCCAGCAGCGCGGCGTTGACCAGCCAGATCGCGCCCTGCCAGAGCAGCATCGCGCCGCGCACGACCAACATGACCGTGCCCAGCAGTGCCAATACAGAGAGATAAGCCAGCATGACAAGCTTCTGCAGAACGAAGCCGGCGGCGGTGCGCAGGTTGAGTAGCTGCACCACTTTCCAGACGCTCACCATGGCCAGCCAAGCCATACGGCCGGCGCCGATGGCAAAGGTCAGCAGCGATATGGCGGCGATGATCGCTAGGATGGTCAGCGTGGTAATGCCGATTACCCGGGTGATGTTGGGGAACATCTGGGTCCAGCGGGTCATGGTGCCGGCGATGCCGGACAGCTTGGCCATCAACGGGGTCAGGATCGGGATCAGCGCTTGGCCGAAGGCGATGCGCAACGCTTCGACAGCGGCGGCGAACTGTTGCCAAGGGTCGACCATGGCCTTGGCCATGTTCTCGGCGTCCTCGAGGCCGCGCACCTTGCCCAGCTTATCCATGCCGTTGCGTAGGCGATCGGTGTCCTTGGCCAGGGAGCTGATGACCTGTGCACCCTCACCGCCAAACACTTCCATCAGCTTGGCGCTCGCTGACGCGCTGGTCAGGTCGCCCAGTTTGCCCTGCAGCTTTTCCATGATCTGCAGCATGGGCAACGCCTTGCCGTTGGAGTCGGTGAACTTCATGCCCATCTTTTCGGAAGCGGCGCCCAGGTTCTCGAAGAACGCTTTGTAGCGGCCGCCGGCGTCGCCGCCCTCCATGGTGCTGCTCAGCGAGCCGATCACCGCGAATTGCTCCGCGATATCGACGCCGGCGGCGGTGGCGATCGAGCCCACTTCCTTGAATGCGTCCTTGAGCTGGGCGCCGTCGGTGCGAAACAGCTGCACGGCCAGGGCGGTCTGTCCGCCGAGTTTCTCGACCCATTCACCCTTGCCCATGGCGTCGGCCTGGCCCTTGAACAGGTTGTACATGGTGCCCACGTAGGCGCCCATGGTGTCGGCGTCGGACTTGGTGGCCTTGGCCAGCAGGTTGCTGGTGTTGGTGAAGGTAGCCAGCTGGCTGCCCGTCAGTCCCTTGATAGCGCCCTCAATGCTGTAGGCCGACGCGACAAAATCCCGGGCGTTCTCGCCATAGTTCACTGAGAACTCCAGGGACTTCTGATTCAGCGCAGTCAGCGCGTCCTCGGCCACGCCCAGCGACTTGACCTCGCCCAGGGCGCGGTTCATTTCCAAAGCAGGCTGCAGCGATTCGTTGATGCCGACGAAAGCGCCCGTTACACCGGCCAAGCCCATGCCCATCGTTTTGATGTTCTTTTCGCTTTGCTCGGTCAGCTCGGAGAAGCCCATTTTCACCTTGCCCAGCGGTGCAGTGACCTTGTCGGTCAGGGCCAGGATGAAATCCAGGCGGGCGCTACGGTCGGCCATGTGTTTCCTATCCGTTCAACGCATGGGCGATGCCGTTTGCCACGGCGAATTCCATGCGCTTCCAGTGTTCGTCTTCCAGCCACTTGGCCGTGCCCATGTTTTCAATGCTGGGCTCGGCACCGGGTAGCCATCGGTTGGTCAGGGCCAGCAGCTGGCCCAGGCCGTCCTCGCTTAGGCGGTCAGCGTGCTCGAGGGCTTTTTTACGATGATCTCGACGTCAGGGGCGTACTCCTCGAGCAGCGCGCCGGCGATCTGCATGGTCATCACCGGGTTGGCCATCAGCTCGCGCAATTCGGCCTTTTCAGCCGGCAGCACGGTGCTGCTCAGCAGGTTGAAGGACGGCGCGACCTTGTTGTTGGCGGTCATGGCGTTGAAGTACTTGGTCACGTCCTGGGGCGTCAGGTTGAAAGTGAATTCCTTGGTACCGACTTCCAGGGTGATGTCGCGGGATTGGATCTGGCTCATGTTCGTGTCCGTTGTAGTGGTTGGGTTAAAGGGGTGATTCGGGTCAGCGCAGGCACACCTGGTGCACGTAGTCCTGCAGGCCCAGGATCATTTGCTTGCTGAGGGCAAGCTGATCTCTGAGGGTGAAATAATCCGGTCGAGCGTCTGCTGCGAGTTCGGCGGTGCCTGCATCAGCCACGCCGCCGGCGCCGGTGTTTTCGGGCGTGGTGACGCTGCAGGTAGCTTTGAAGCGCAGCCGCTGACGGCCATCGGCAACAGCAAGGCGCAAAGTGTCGATTTCAGTGCGTGCATGGTTCAGATCCTCGGTACGGGTACGGTCGATATCGTCGCGAGCGGCGAGCATTTCGCCGCTGATACGAGCGGCCTCACGCAGGCCTGTGACCTCGGACTGCGCGGCGTCACGTTCTTCACGGGCGGTGTCGCGCTGGCCTTGCAGAATGTCGAATCCGATGTAAGCCAGCAGGCACAACAGCACCGGAAACAAGACTTCGCGCAGCATCACAAACCCGCCTCGCACAGTGCCGCTTCGGCCAACCGGCGCGCGTGCAGCCCCGGGATAAACACTTTCTTGCCCTGGGCGGTGGTGATGAATGCCCAGACCGGGGTTTTGCCGTCAGGGGCCCAGGCCAGCGCCTTGCATCCGTCCTTGATGCGGCCGGCGTTGATCAGGCCCACCGCCCGACTGGCGCAGGTGCTGGGCGTGCCAAAGTTGTGGCCATGGCTGCTGAGGGCGTCAAAGGTGTTC